TCCTTCCTAATCAAACAATTCAATTGCGTGTTGCTACCGTCATCGAACGTGATGGCGAAGAAGTTGGTCGCACTTATCATCGCTCAGTCTTTACTCCTGGCTCTGACTTGAGTGAAGCACCAGAAGAAGTTAAAGCAATTGCTGGTGCCCTATGGACTCCTGCTGTTGTCAGTGCATATGAAGCAAGTATTGAATCCTATGAAGAAGAAAGCAACTGAAGACCAATTCAATGAGTTGCATAATCTTGTCACCAAGGAATTCCTCGCCCGCATTAAGTCGGGTGAGGCTTCCACTCAAGATTTAAAAGCAGCCTGTGATTGGCTCAAAACTAACGACATCAGTGGTGTTGCTTATGACGGTAACCCTCTAGATAAACTGGCAAATATCATGCCACAAATTGATCCTGAAATGGTACAGCGGAGGCTCTATGGCAAGAGAGAAACTACCGCGTAACCAACTAAGCAGAACTGCAAAGTTCTATAGGGATAACCCTGATGCTGACGAGAAGCATAAAAAGACATCTCTTAAGGCTGCTAAGAAACCAGCCCGTAAGAAAAAGAATGCCGAGACTAGAGCATACCGTAGAGCTAATGGACTCGAAGGTAAAGGTGGACCTGATGTCCATCACGCTAGTAACGGCAAACTAAAGATCATGTCTGCTTCTAAGAATCGTCGTATCAAATGACCCCATTACTTCCAACTCCTGATCATTACCTTTTTAACTTAATAGCCATGACGTCCTCTGAAGCAAAACGCCTTTGGAGGCGTTCAATCAAGGAACACTTTGACTATACCTGTGCTTATTGCGGAAAAACTTATGATTTATCTCAACTTACTATTGACCATGTTCGCCCTCGGTGTTATGGCGGAGGCGATGCAAACAACACAGTTTGCGCCTGTCAAAGTTGCAATCAGGAAAAAGGAAGTACCAACTGGAAGGACTTCATATCTCAATTCCAGAACCCACTAAGAGAACACATTATTTTATCCCATACCAATGTCTAGACAACGTCTAATGGAACAACAGCGTCGCCGCATGGAAGAGCGACGTAAGCGCCTTAAGAGTGTTAAAGAAGCATCTGAAAAGAAAAAATCTGATCTTGCTAAGTACGGTTCAGGTGGTAAGCCTGCTGTTACTCGTGACACCTCTAAGGATAAGAAGAAATCTCAAAAGGTTACACGCGATACCTCTAAGGACCAGATCCGTCCAAAGGTAAAGCCCGCTGAAAAGAAACCAGCTGTTGTTTCTAAGCCTAAGAACGAAGTCCCTCAGCGCTTTGCTGATGGTGGTAAGGGTGGCAAGTACGACAAGCAAGAGAAGGCCTCTCGTACTGGTACCTACGGCAAACCATTGCCCAGTAACCCTTCGCTGAAATCTCAGCCTAAGAAAACGAAAGCTGCTCCCAAGCTTCGCTCCGGTGGCAGCCGTGCATACGTCAAACCCCGTAAGAAAACCGGTCCCAAGGTTGGTGATACCAGACGTACCCGCGTGGGTTCACGCTATGTGACCAAGCAGTGGAACGGAGACAAGTGGGTTACTAAGAAGTAAACCTGTCCACTAAAGAATAAATAACCGCGTCCCTTCGGGGGCGCTTTTTTTTATGCCCAATCATATTATTAAAGCTCTTGTTAAAAAGAATGCTGGTGAAGCAGTACCAAAATTAACTCGAAAGTTACAAGGACCACTATTACCTAATAAAGGTAAGTACAAAGCTAAACCTAAGAAGGTCAAAGGTAAGCTAGATCCTGTACAGCATGAAGCTAATAGCGTTGATTATGTCAACACCAAAGGTGACCGTAAGGCTGGTGACCTTAACTTCAAAGATGAAAAGGGTCGTGTCTCCTATATGAACAAGTCAGGAGACAGATTGCAGTACAGCAACCTCGACACTAAGAAGGGTAATAACTCTAAGCTTTCTAGTCGCCGTCAACGTGATGGTGATTCACAGACAAGACCTGATGTAGATCAAAAAGATTTTTACAAAGGTGCTCAAGCTGATACAGAAGCACACCACATTGCTGGTCTTGATCAGTATGGCTGGCTCTATGACGGTCTAGATAACGCTGATCAGATGGCTATGACTGGTCTTCTAGAAAAGAATGGTGTCTTTACTGGTAATAACAGCTTTAATAGGGCTGACTTGTCCGCTAACGTACATAATAAACTCCACCGATGGATGTCTGAAAACGGTATGACTAGCCGTAGACGTGCATCTATTAAAGATCTTTCCTTTGAAGACCGTATGGAATTCGTACAAGAACTAATTAACGAAACGAAAGCAGCTGAAAAAGAGATGTTCCGTCTCCGTCAACAAGAACTTTGGGGAGCACAAGAATATTCTATTGCTGATTTTACTGATGGATTCAACGGCGCATTTAAGCCCGGAGCCATCGATGTAAGCCCCTCAGCCAAGTCTTAATGACCTTTAGGTATACTCATGCCAAATAAACAAAACGTTGATGTTCTAGAGGCTCTCAGGGGTGACTTTAAGTTATTCCTACAAGCAATGTGGACTCAACTAGATCTACCCTCCCCCACACGTGCTCAATACGCAATTGCTGATTACTTACAACACGGTCCTAAACGTCTACAGATACAGGCGTTCCGTGGTGTAGGTAAATCTTGGATTACTGGAGCCTTCGTTCTTTGGAACCTATTCAATGATCGTGAAAAGAAGATCATGATCATCTCTGCATCTAAAGAACGTGCAGACAACATGTCTATCTTCCTTCAAAAACTCATCATTGAAACACCATGGCTTTCTCATTTACGCCCGAAGTCAGACGATGCAAGATGGTCGCGAATAAGCTTCGATGTGAATTGCTCACCTCACCAAGCCCCAAGCGTAAAGTCCGTTGGAATCACCGGTCAGTTGACCGGAAGTCGCGCCGACTTGATGGTCCTAGACGACATTGAAGTCCCTGGTAACTCAATGACAGAGCTGATGAGGGAAAAACTCCTCCAGTTGACAACAGAAGTTGAATCTATCCTTACTCCTAAAAATGATTCCCGTATTTGTATCCTTGGAACTCCTCAAACCACCTTCACTATATATCGTAAACTCGCCTCGCGTAACTATCGTCCGTTCGTATGGCCGTCCCGTTACCCGCGTGATAAAGAAAAGTACGAAGGTTTGCTCGCGCCACAGCTGTGTGAAGACATCGAAAACGGTGCGGAAGAGTGGACACCGACGGATGAAGACCGTTTCGACGACCTGGATCTTCTAGAACGTGAAGCATCCATGGGTCGGAGCAACTTTATGCTCCAGTTCATGCTCGATACTTCCCTTAGTGATGCAGAAAAGTTCCCGCTTAAATGTTCTGATCTTGTCGTTACTTCTGTCAACCCATCTACTGCTCCCGAATCAGTCGTATGGTGCTCAGATCCCCAAAATGTTATCAAAGACCTCCCCACTGTGGGCTTACCTGGAGATTATTTCTACAGTCCAATGCAGTTACAAGGTGACTGGGACCCTTACACAGAAACAATCTGCAGCGTTGATCCATCGGGTCGAGGAACAGATGAAACGGCAGCATGCTTTATCTCCCAACGAAATGGCTTCCTATACTTACACGAAGTCTTTGCTACTAAAGATGGATACTCTGATAAAACATTGCTGACTATTCTCCGTAAATGTAAAAAGTACGGTGTCACTAAACTCGTCATTGAGACAAACTTTGGTGATGGTATCGTTGCAGAACTCTTTAAGAAACACCTACAACAAACCAAACAAGCAATAGACGTAGAAGAGGTCCGTGCCAATGTCCGTAAAGAAGACAGAATCATTGACTCCCTAGAACCTGTCATGAATCAACACCGCTTAATTGTTGACAGAAAAGTTGTAGAAGATGATTTTAAATCTAATCCAGATGCTCCTCCAGAAGAACGTCTCCTCTATATGCTCTTCTATCAAATGTCTCGTATGTGTCGTGAAAAAGGCGCTGTAAAACACGATGACAGATTGGACTGTCTAGCTATGGGTGTTAAATATTACACCGATGCTATGGCAATCTCAGCTAATGAGACCATGAAACAAAAGAAGATGGAAGACTGGAATGATCTTATGGAAAACTGGGCTGATGATCCTCAACAAGCAGTGAATCATATGGCTTTTGGTATGTCTCTTGACCAACGTAGACAAGCAAGACAACTCAAAGGTAAAAGCTCAGTCCCCACCTGGGTTTAAGTCAATAAGGTACTTATACAGGGGGAAGGGAAGGGTGGACCCGACCCCCTAGGGGAGGAAGACGTGTCTTAACAGACACTCTCCTCCCTTTACTAATGAACCCTTATTGTTCATTCTGTAAGAACCACCTAACCCCCTACGGGGGTAAAAGACAACAAATTGACTGAATCTAATTACTACATTTATCATCGTAATTGATAATCAGTGAAATA